TGCCAAAACATTAGGCCTGTCAATTGACTATATGGGATGTTCATTCATATGGTTGTTGTCAGTGATAGTTGGTAACTCATTAAAGCTCGAAGTAAAAACAGGATGGATTGAGAATGCAAATGTATGGATCTCATTAGTAGGTAAGGCAGGTATTGGTAAGACACCAAGCATCAACCAAATGATTAGGCCTCTTGAGGTTATAAATAATACACACATTAGAAGGTACATCAAGGAATATGCTAAGTGGGTTGAATATGAGAAAAAAGATAAAAAAGAGAGAGAGCATTCAGAAGAGGTACGTAAACCTAAAAAGACTCAATTCATAGTTAATGACATTACTCTTGAGGCATTAGTTGATTTGCATGAAGAAAATAAAAATGCTGTGGGTGTGTTCAAAGATGAGCTGGCAGGTTGGTTTAAAGATATGAATAAATACAGGGCAGGGTCTGACCTTGAGTTTTGGTTATCCTGTTGGAGTGGTAAAGCTGTGAGTATGAATAGAAAAACAGCCAAGAGTTCATTTGTTGACAAACCACATATACCTGTTTTGGGTGGCATACAGCCAAGTATTTTTGACCAATTTAATACAGAAGAAAACAAAGATAATGGATTTACAGACAGGATGTTGATTTCATTTCCGGATTTGTACGTTGACAAATACAGTGATAATGAATTGGATGATAGGATTGTACTGTGGTATGATGAGTATATTGTTAAATTCTTTGATAAAGTAAAAAGAGAGTGGGTTAACTTTAACCAGGATGATGATATTCAACCTATCAAGGCAATACTTTCTCCTAATGCTAAAAAGGAATGGATTAGGATATTCAATAAGATTACTGAGATGCAAAACAGTGATGCTGAAAATGAGTACATGAAATCAATGTTGCCAAAACAAAAAAGTTATATTCCAAGATTTGCATTATTGATTAACGCAATTTGGAGTTATGATATTGAGGTTAATGATGGATCATATAGCATGGTTGGTCCAGATGCAATGTTGAAAGCTGAAAAACTATCTGACTATTTTATTAATATGAGTAAAAAAGTTAAGATTGAGGCACAGGATAAAAAGGACATGAGGTCAATAATGCAAAGTGATAATAGTAAGAATAAATTTGATAAGTTCAAATCACTGTACAAAGCAAATAAAGACATGAATCGTACACAGGTTGCTGAGTTAATGAATGTGTCAAGGGTTACGTTAAATAAATGGATAAATAAGATAGATAATGAAACGAAGTAACAAAGACAAACTCAATGCTCTTATGATGGAGCAGTTGAAATATAAATATCCTAACATGCCAGAGGCATACATACCAAAGACAGATTGGACAGATAACTCAGCTAATGCCTTGACAAAATGTGTCATTGCATGGATACAGTTCAATGGCGGTCAAGCTGAACGTATAAGCTCACAGGGTCAGTACAGGGAAGGAGCAAAGATACAGGTTGGATCTGGCATCATGGCACACACAAAACAGTTACCTGGCAAATGGACACCTGGACAGTCAACCAAAGGTACTGCAGATATATCTGCCACGATCAGAGGGCGGTCAGTTAAGATTGAGATTAAGTATGGTAAGGATAGACAATCAGATGTACAAAAGGAATATCAAGCGGCTATTGAAAGGGCAGGCGGTGTGTATATTATTGTAAGAACATTTGATGAGTTTGTTGAGTGGTATGAACAGTTTATATTAGGATTATGAATATATTAGAGCTTCATGCTGGCAGCAGATCCATTGGTAATGCTGCAGAAAAATTAGGGTTTAATGTGTTTAGTGTAGATTGGCAACCTTTTGATAAAATAAATTTAGTTATTGATATTGAAAAATTAAGCGTAAAAGATATTCCGTTTATTCCTGATATTATTTGGACAAGCCCAGATTGTACTACTTATTCAGTCGCTGCAATAAGTCACCATAGAAATGGATTAATGCCAATTAGTGATTATGCTAAAAAATGTGATAGAGTAAATTTCAATCAAATTAAACTAATTAATCATTTTTTAAATATCAATCCTAAATTAAAATTTTTCATTGAGAATCCAAGAGGTATGATGAGAAAAATGCCATTTGTAAATGGAATAGATAGAGTAACAGTTTGGTATTGTCAATATGGAGATGATAGAGCAAAGCCTACAGATATATTTTCAAATCATTTATTTTCTATTTTTAATCAAAACGGATGGATTCCTAAACATGAATGTTATAATGGTAATAAAAAATGCCATCATGAATCTGCACCAAGAGGATCTAAAACAGGAACTCAAGGAAAAAATGGTAGTTATGACCGTAGCAAAATACCTAATCAATTATGTATTGATATATTAAAATCCTGTCTATAAAAATGAGAATCAAGCTAAAATTTCCCCGCATCATTGTGAATTTAAAGCATAAAAAAAAGAAATATAAACACCCGGTTAAGGGTATTAACAACGAATCAACAGATAATTGTTAATAACTTTATTTATTATATATGCAAAAGTTTATTATCTTTGATGAAAATAAAAACAGTATGAAAAATGAAATCAAAACAGCTACCGAGAAAATCAAGGAGCTAAATGAGTTGAGTAATACACTCACTCTACACCAAAAACTACACCGGGCAAAGTTAGCCATTGGTAAGGTAGTTAAGAATGCACAAAGTCATCATTCAAAGTATGCTGACCTTAATGCCATCATGGCAGAGGTTGAGCCTGTACTACTTGAGAATGGCTTAATATTATTACAACCTATTCAGGGCAACAGTGTATGCACTCAGATCATTGACATTGACTCAGGTGCTATGTTACAATCATGCATGGATTTACCTCAAGGTATCACACCTCAGCAAATGGGTAGTGCAATCACTTACTACAGACGTTATACTCTGCAGTCAGCTCTCTCATTACAGGCAGTGGATGATGATGGTCAACAGGCATCAAAGGACCAACCAACTGAGACTAAAAAAGAATCATTGTCAACTGAACGTTTCAATAATGCTCTTGCTAAGATTAAGGCTAAGGAGTTCACAGTTGAGGAGTTGAAAGCTAAGTTCTATCTAACCAAAGAACAGGAGGCACAGCTATGAAATGGAGGCCATCACAATTAGGTAAGCTCATGACTAACTCCAGAAGTAAGTCAGAGCTATTGTCTGAGACTGCTAAGTCTGAGATTAGAAAAATAGCAAAACAGGATTTCTTTGGATACAGCTCAGACATTAAGACTAAGCCAATGATCAAAGGAACTGATTGGGAGCAGGATGGTATTGACTTACTCAATGAGGTTCGTTTCACTAAAAAGTACAGTAAGAACACAATCAGAGTAACTAATGAGCTAATGTCAGGGTGTTGTGACATCTTACTTGATGAGGTGATCATTGACATTAAGAGCTCCTGGTCCTTAGAGACCTTCCCGGCAACACCATCCGAAGGTGAGAACTCAGATTATGAGTGGCAGGGTAGAGCATACATGTGGCTATATGATAGGCCATCATTTGAGTTAGTGTACACCATGTATGATACAGATGATACTCTGCTCACTGATTGGGATAACAAATCAATCCATAAAGTCAATCACATACCTGCTCACCATAGGGTGACTGTGTTAAGATATGAGAGAGACTTAGCCATTGAGGAACAAATAAAAGAGAGATTAAGGGCATGCTCTGAATATTATGCTCAATATGTAAATGAATTAAACAGTAAATAATTTACTAACAATCAAAACAAAATATAAACAATGTCAGATTCAACAATCAAAGGAGCTATCAAGCTCATCAACCCAATCAAGGTAATCAGTGATAAATTCTCAGTGAGAGAGTTTGTAATTACAACACCGGATGCCAAGTATCCACAGGATATACTGTTCCAAACAATCAATGATAAGATGGATGTCTTAGAGTCATTGGGTGTAGGTCAACAAGTGGAAGTGTCATACAATGTTAGAGGCAGGGAGTTTAATGGGAGGTATTACAATACTCTTGATGCATGGAAGGTTGAGGTCACAGGATCTAAGCCATCACAGCCAAGTACACAACCAATAGAGTTAGACGATGACCTCCCGTTCTAAGATAGTTTACATCAAAGATGATGAGACGTTCACTGACTCAATAAGAGGTGAGCTCAGAGATAAGCTATCCAGAAGATACAAGATAGTACATTTGGCAGAGGATGTTGGTGTGGATAAGTTTCAAATGTACCGGTTTATGTATGGTAAGGAGGTCACAGGTAAGTTCTATGATAAGGTGTTTAAATACTTGATGAAATGATACAAGAGACACCATTCAAAGGTTCACCATTACAAACTGAGATACGTAATGCTCAAGGTGATAAACTGCATACACTACGAATATTGATAACAGTAGCAGTTAACAACAATCCAGAGTCATTGTTTTGGAATCAAGCATTTGAAATGATAAACAAAAAGAAATGAACTATTTAGTAAAAATAATGATCTACATTGATGGGCAGTATCATACACCTCAATCAATACTTGATAAGATTAACAAGTAAGGCTCTGGTAAGCCACAAGCCATCCACGAAAGTAGACGTACAAGTAATGCAGGTGCATGGCAACACCTTCAATGGCAGCCATAATGGGAGCGTAACAGCTCCCTTCATTATGTTGATAACTTTTACTAACTTAGCCAAGTGTTAATCATTGAACTGCATAGAAAACAGAAACCTTTTGCCATTACAGTAACTAATGAAACACATGGCCGGCTGTACTCAATACTGTTCAAAGATAGATACATTAGGTGCCAGGAGCTCACACGATATGAAATCAGATGGTTTTGTGATAACATCAATCTGTTCAAAGTAACACATGAGACACCACATGGTAGGGTATATGAATACAGGAAGTTCAAGAGGTCAATCAGTAACTCAATGAGACATAATTTTTTAGTAAGAAATAAGATAATAAATGATAGATACATCTGACATTGATAAGACCAAACTAATGGAGCTTATCAACCTAATCTCTGATATTGGA